CCGCTTATACGATCGAGAGGATCCTTCTCTGCCTGGTTCCCTTTCGAGTAGTGCGCTCCGAATGCTACGGCTGCTCCAGTCTTCTCGACGATCGCCTCGATCTCGTTCATTAGGAGACCCATATCTCCTGCGCTGTTCTCGTCTCGATCTCCGATAGCCTTATAGATGGGATCGATGCAGAGGAGAGCGCAGCCATTACTTAGCCGCTCCTGGAGCGTTGCTAGGATAAGGTTAAGATCATTGCAGACGCCTCGAAGGGACCAGACCTTTAGATTCGCAGGAGGATCTACATTCATCGCCTTACAGACGCCCCGAACACGATCCAGGAAGAACTCATGAGGGACCTCGAAGTTAAGAAAGATAACGTCGAGTCCTGTATTTACGACCTTATGTCCGAACCAGTCTGTCCCGCTCGCTACAGATGCTGCCAGGTTGAGGAGCGTCCATGTCTTGTAGGACTTAGAGCCTCCTCCTAGAACCATCTTAGTCCCTCTGTGCAGCAGTCCCTCGATCAGAACTGGGTATCGCTGCATGATCAGCTTGTTAAGATCTTCTGGGATCTCGTTAGCGGATGTCCAGGTAGGCATAGATCCGATAGCTGCTGCCTTACGATCTTCGATCTCTGCCTCCTGGGATTCGACGGCTCCTGTCTTATTGTAGAAGTCGCGTCCGTCTACTGGAGGCTCGTTATCGCCGAACTCCTCTGCTAAGGCTAGAGCTGCTGCCTTAAAGTCTCCTCGATGCTCTGCAGCCGTGTAGAGCGCGAAGGGAGAGTAGTTCTGCAGAGGCTCGAGAGGAGATGCGCTGTCCGTATAGCAGAAGAACGATCCATCGCTGCGTAGCTCTCCCGATATGCCTCCCTGCTTACCAGGACGAGTGCAGTATGTGCGCTGGCTGTCGCCTCGCTGGATCTGCCATCCTAGACGCTGCAGGATAGCTACAGATCGCTCGCGGACATTAGGAGCCGCAGCGTATCGATCTCCGATTCGATCTCCTGTAGCAGCATTAGAAACCTTCTGAGCGATAACCTGCTCCTCGATATGCACAGGAAGCTCTACTGCGTCGGGAGCGTAATGCAGCTCGGCATCGTGACTGAGGAAGCAGAGTCTGCTTACGTCCTTCCCGCTCTCGTCCGCTTCGAGTCCGTAAGTCGAGAGATAGCGTTTAGCTGCCTCGAATGCGTCGCGATGCTTCTCGACGTCGCCAGGGATAGCGAAGATAGCTTTTAGACCGTTGCCAGAAGGAGAGACGAAGGCTGCGACGATGTGAGGATCGAACCTCATTTCATCGACCTTCTTCGCAGGTGCGTCGATCTTATCGACATCCATACAGATCAATCCAGAGTGAGTCGTTATATCCTTGCTCGATCTCCTGGCGAACTGTCCGCTAAACATTACCGCAGGGAGGTTACGCTTAAGCTCGGAGGCTCGGTCCAGGTCTCCATTCTCGGTCGCCTCTCTTACTGCTGTAATGTTTTTGGCAAATCGTCCGCTTCCGCTTCGGATCCATTCGATAACCTTTTCGAGCTTGAAGTCCTTAGTCTCTGTAGCTCTCGCTTGTTCAACGATGCTGATAAATCGAGTTCCATAGTTTCCTGCCGTGTTTCCTGTATTTCGCATAGTAGTTTTTCGTTTAGTTTTTTGAGTTCTTCGAGTAGTTCTTTCCTCTTCATAGCTGTTAGATTCTTATGTCGTCAATAGATAAAGCCAGATAATAGTATTCCAGTAACGGTCCCCAGGCAGGCTCCTGTCGAGTAGACCATTTTATCGGAGAAACTATAGAGAGCTGCTCGCTGCGTATTAAAGCACCATACGAGCGAGATCAGAAAGCCTACGATAATCGATCCTGCGACTTTGCTGTTCGCGATCTGCCAGGTATTTAAGCAGATCAGAGCGACCTGGATGTAGGCGTAGCAGAATGTAGCTAGGATCCTCATTTGTCGGAGAATATCCCGTCTGGACCGTATTTCTTAAACAAATCTGGAAACGCCTCTTTTAGTCTTCTTAGGTTTTCTGAGTCTGCAAAGCAGGCAGCTTCGCCTAGTTGTCCTACAAAGCTACCTCCATATCGCTGCATTCTGTCTACTGTGTTAATATCTTCTTCTGTAATTTTTTGCATGGTTATTCTGTGGTTAATGATTCGATCCTTTTACGCCTGGCATATTCTGCGATCAGCGCAGCGTCTACGAATCCGTCGAAAGCCTTCGAGCTTCGAGGAGTTCGAGTCCAGTCCGTGTCTGCCCATATCGCGTCGGCTGCAGAGAGCGCAGCCGCCTTCGTGTCGAACTTCTCCTCCATGCCTTTAGGCTTAGAGAAGAACTCCTTCTGCCATGTCCGAGCGGATACGGAGACGAACTTAATCCCATTAACTGCGAGGAGCGTTTTTATGATCGCATAGGAGTAAGTCATCGAGCGAAGTCCTGCTGCGCTCGGAGCGTGAGGACCAGGATCCTCGACGATGGAGAACAAGGAGGAAGTAGGCTCGATGTCGGAGAAGAAACGGACGAGGGACTCGATGTCGATTTCTCGCTTCGTTCCTATCTTCGTCGAAGGCATAGCGATCATAGATTTAATACTGCCTCTTTCGAGAGTTACGATTGCACCGTCGAGACCGCAGTCGATTCCGATGTAGATATCGACTTTACTCATTCTCGCTCCTCCCTGTCGATCAGCAGCCGATCCTTAAGTCTAGCTACCTCGACCTTCATCGATTCGACCTGTTCGTGCAGTAGATCGTTCTGCTCTTTTAGTGTATCACAGGACCGAGTCATAGCTTGCAGTCCTCGCTCCAGGATGTCTTCTTCTTTAGGTTTGAATATATCTTTTCTCATAGTTAGTCTTCTAGTTCTATTCCTGTTCCGTTGCAGGCTGTGCATTCTATCCATTCGGTAGAGTAGCTATTCGCAGCGAACTCTCCGTATCCTCCGCAGACCTTGCAGTCTGCCTCCGTAGGCTCTTCGTCGTCTTCCTCGTAGTCACTCATAATAGCTTCCTCCATTTGTAATACGTCGAGAAGTGAACTCCTACTCTTCTGCAGGCTTCGGCTTTCGATAGATTGTTAAGATAGCGAAGGCTGTCTATGTCCTTCACTAGTTTAATCTTCTCGTCGTCTGTGAGATTTCGAGGTCTCTGATCATGTTCTTCTCTGTATACTGTCTCTGTCCCGAACTCGCGCTCGCATCTTTCGATAGAAGCCATCTCTTCGTCGAGCTTATCTCCGATCCAGGACATAAAAGTCCCGATCGCCCTGTTATAGTTATCATTCTGATTTTCCATAGTTAGACATCTTTTTAATTTCGCTCCATACCTTTCGATCTACCTGGCAGAGCCTTTTCTCGATTAGATCCTTTCTAGCGACGAGCATCTCGCGCTCGCTTATTAGCTTAAGGACTACAGCCTCCGTTATTTCGTCTCTTTCTGTCATAGTCCCAGGACCTCCTTTACTACCTCGAGAGTCATTCTGTAGCTATTGCGCTCGATCAGATCCTGCTCTACTCGCTTTAGCGAATAAGTTACTGCGCTCCTGTCTCGATTGAAGGATGAAGCGATATCCCTGTCTGCCAGGTAGAGATGCTCCTTAGCGACCTTATAACATAGGTTACGAGCTGCGACGATTGAGGCGACGCGAGAGGAACCTGTTATAACTCTATACGGCTTACCTGTAACAGCAGCGACAGCAGCGATAATGGAGTGAGTGGTTAGTATTTTTGGCTTTAGTGTATTCATTTTGTTTTTCATTTATGATCTCGGATCGTAGTTCTTTAGGTGTCTCCAGACGCCTGTTAGATGTTTTAGTAGTTCGTATTCCTGCTTAAGTTTTTCCTCGTCATAGACCGCCGTCTCGATGCGTCCAGGCTCTGTCGTAGAGATATAGACGTTTGCTCCGATGCAGTTATCCAGGGTTCCGAATGCTGCTCTAGCGTAGGCTGCGATCTGCGTAGCCTGGAACTCGAACGGAGTAACCTTTACGCCCTCCGTCGTCTTCTTCGTTTTAAAGTCTATAATGATATTCGACTTGCCATAACGCGCTAGTAGATCGACTCGTCCTGCATAGCCATCCTCGAGATTTACGACAGTCCCTTCGCGCTCGATTCCCTGGAGATTGAGTGTCTCCAGGTATTGCATAGTAGGCTCGACGTATTGCTTAAGATCCTCTGCAGGTTCTACTCCGTCGAACGCAGCATCGATAGCATCGTGGATCCTGGTCCCTAGCTGCGCAGCCTTACCAGTCTCCTCATAGCTGCGCGATCGGATTCGATCGTAGTAACGCTCGTCTGGCTCGTCTGCGTCTCTAGTAGTCGCTAGAGTTGCTTCGATAGCCTTACCGATCTTCCATCGATCGAGACCAGGTTTAGCCATGATCCCGAAGATCGTAGTAACAGATGGCAGGAGCTTATGCTTCCTGGCGTCTCGTAGGGTAGTGTTGCGCTCTCCGTCTCCTTTGGCTTTTTGCATCGTGTAGGCTGGAATGCCTTCGCGTGTATACCAATGCGATCCGTCGAGATCGACTTTCTTTTCTAGTGTTGCCATGTTTATTCTCTGGGGTTGAGGCGGCATCGCTATCTGCGATGCCGCCGAAGTTAGTTAGTAGCGAGGATCGCTGATTAGAACGGGCAGTCTGCCTGGTTCCCTGTATCTGGCGACCAGGCGGCAGGAGCAGACGCTACAGGAGCAGGAGCTACAGTAGCTCCTACAGATGCTAGAGCCTGGACGACAGGAGCTGCTACAGGAGCTGCTGCTACGGGAGCTGCTCCGAATTGCTCGATCGGGACGATCTGCGCAGAATAATCCGCGAGGCTCGTCTTAGCAGGCGAGATCCGCGAGATCTTCGGGTAGGTAGTGCCTAGCTGCGATACTACGTGTTCGATCGATACGACGGCTCCTGCTCCCTTTAGAGAGCAGTAATCCCAGCCGTAGTCGGGAGCCTTTCCTAGCCAGGCAGACAGGAACTTGTAGAGCGTAGACTTCGGAGAACCAGAGATCTTCATCTCGAAGGTCTGGACCTTATAGAGCTTCCCGTCCTGCGCTTTAAAGCCGAAGAGGAAGCGAGTAACGTCGATGTCCTCCATCTCTTCAGACTGGAACTTACGACGCGATACTGCGAACTCGTCTGCGATGTCGATGCAGGTAACGACATAGTCGCCTGCAGGAGCTAGTTCTTCGATCGGGAACCCGTTAGAGGATTCTGCTTTTGCTGTTAATATAGCCATATTATTTTAGTATGTTTTTTTGTTCTTAGTTGTGAGGAGAGTCTGTCTCCTCGAGAGATTACTTATAGAAGATATGACGTCCGATTTTGACAGTTACTGTCATCGATGACGCCCAGTAAGGCGAGCAGTAGTCAGCGTGATAATGATCCGCGCCTAGAGTGTAGTCTGTGATGTTACTGTTTACGATCGAGAGAGCTTCTGCATATCTGATATGACGCTGAGCCTTAGCGACTAGCAGATCGATGCTGCCAGAGTTCCAGCAGCTAAACTGCAGACGCTGTAGACAGACCTGTCGGCGCGTGAGCTTACGCTTCCAGGCGCGAGCGCAGATCACTTCATTAACCGCCTCCATTGAGCCCTTAGCGTATTCGCCTCCAGCTTCGAGGATAAGTGTCGCTGCGATGATCGTCTCGTCGCTGTGGGCGTTTAAAGAGCAAGCAGAGCAGATAGAGATTAGAATAAATATAAATAGTTTTTTCATATTAATTAAGGGACTGGAGTTTAGTCTTAAGAGCTTCTTTAGTCTCTTCTAATTCGACTCCTATAAGGCAGATAGATTTAAGATTTATATAGTGTGCAGATTTGAGGATATTAGCAATCTCGACGAGAACTTCTGCAGGGACTGGAGGCGAGTCTTTTTGATCTAGGAAGTCGATAACTGCTTGCATCTTCGAGCAGTAGTTAACGTGTATCTTGTTGAATCTTTTTATAATTTCCATGTCGTTTTTTTTTAGTGTGATGCAGTGTAGGATGCTGCGCCCCGTGAGAGAATTATTTAGCCATGACAGCGACTAGTCCGACGAGCTTGCGTCGATCATTCTTTCGATCGTCCGTGTCTACTAGAGTCTGCCCATCGCGACCTACGACCAGAACGTGTCCTTTTACTCGAGCGACGAAAGCGATGATATTAGGCTCGTCTGCTGCGATCTCTGCGATCTTCTTACGAGCTGCTCCTACAGTCGCTGTCTTTTTGCTTAACTTGCTAGCGCGAGATCTGACTGAGTAACCTGCGCGTCGGAGAGTGTCTGCCCAGACGTTCTGTTTCGTTCTGTTATTCCATGTGACGCCTTCGACGCCGAAGAAGTTTAGAGTAGCTGTTGCGCAAGGTGTAGAGATTAGAGTAGTCATGTCGTGTTTTTTGTAGTGTTTAATTCGTCGCGTTTGTCGCTTCGATATAGAGGATTAAGAGGTAGGAGCATAGTAGTGTCAAGTGCCTTATCTCACTTTTTTTTCACTTTCTTTTAGATGACAAAATTACTTGTTGCCGTTGATGATGTCGAAAACTTCTTGCGCACCTTCTAGTCGTGCGATTGCTGTGGCTAGTTTTGGCAGACGTCGATTGTAGTTTCTGTCCGTGAGATCGGCAACTCTTAGCTCGAGAGCTTCGATTTGCTTGAGAATTTTGTCGTGTGTTTTATTGTCGATGGTGATCATGTCGTGATTTAGGTTAGCAGGTTACGTCGCCCCATGTGTAGCCGCCGCCATCGCCGTATACGTCTGGCTGTCCGTCTTCTAGCTCTATGTCTCGGTTATGTATCTCGTCTACAAGATCCTCCCAGCGCGCTCTGAGCTGCTCATATCTGGATGTCATTCCGCTACGGTAAAGCTCCCTGTTTCCAGTTGTCTCTGTTTTTTTGAGCCAATTGACGAGCTGCTTTTCTGTCATGTCTGTTACTGTTTTCATAT